CCCATCCTCGGTCATCGAGTCAAGTAGCAGTCTTTTACCAAGCTTTGTCCACTGCTTTCGTGCGTATATGCCACGACGGTATTCATCATAATAAACCGCCATAATCATCCCGTAAGGGCGACGGTCCGCGCCCTCTTGTGCACGCTGCCCGCCCTCGATTCCATGCTCAAAGCTAATCGGCACCGCGTGCCCTGCTTGAATCATTCGATCCGTTGTTCTAGCAATTTCCCGAGCAGAATCCTCGGTCATATTCATAATCATCTCGCCAGAATCGAGGTCGTACAATGTACCCAGACGGAGCACATGTAAGTCTTTGTTTTCCTCGCCCTCAACATCTTCTCTTCGGATCATTGGCGCAATCGTTGAATCCCTATCTCGGTACTCTCCAAGCGGGTCGCCCTCTTTTGGCTCAAATCCCATCTCTTCATCCTTGTACCCGTAGCCGAGCTCGGCTTCTGCTTCGTGCTCTGATTGACTCATTTCTTTCCGTTCCTCTTTAAGTTCAGCAGCCTTTTTCTTTATCCAAGACCGACCTCGGTCGTTCGCGTCACTTCCCCAAAGCAGCCAGGCAACATAGCCCGGCGTTTCAGCGTTCTTTAGGTTCCACCTTCTGCCGTCCTTTAGCTTTCGATCCGACTCGTGCCTTTCGAACCACGCGGCAGCCTTAATAATCTTCTCCTCTGACCACTCTCCTGACTCTGCACCGATAGTTGCCATTCGCACCGTAGTCGATACAAGCCCGCCTCCGCTTCGCCCGTTCTCGTGAAGTTTAAGACCCTTGCGCAGCGCATCACGAATATAACCCGGCAACCTTATCATTCTGCCCAGTTCTCTTGATGACTCCTTCTTCTTCTTTGAAGACCGAGGGTGCGCCTCTGGTAATAGGTCATTATCAGTTACATATCCCTTGCGTTTCGGCTTCCCTTTTTTAAGAAGATGAAGGAATGCGTTAACTCGCGCAAAGCCCCACTGCCCTCGTGTCATGCCCGGCCGGTGACTCTTACTAAATGCGCCCGCACCTCTTCGATAGACCGCCTTTAAAGCGCCAAGCGTAGTTCGCTTTGATGCTCGATCACCAACTTCATCATTATGCTCTTTAAGTTTGTTCTTGAGCGTCTTTTCGGTTGCTGCGCTTACTTCGATACCGCCACGCGGACCTTTTGCGCTGCCCGCTTTATTCTTTTTGCTTCCTTTAATTCTTTCGCTTGGCTTTGCCGGTGTGCTTGCTGCACTTTTTGCCATCTCCTTTACCTCTTCGCCGTTGCGCTCGCCTTCGGTCGTAGCTGGTACAACAAAAGCATCCGTCAGCTCGTGCTCGTTTAACCAGTCGACAAACTTTTGTAGGCTCCAAAGCTCTGCGTCTGCGCGAACACTTTGAATTTCAGAAGACCCGTCTTCCTTAATTCCGTACACAAAATCAATTCCATCTGGGGTAAAGTTTTCGTGAACCCTACGAAAGTCCGAAAACTCTTCTGGCTGAATCTGTCTTGCTGTATGCTCTGTCTTGTACGGCATTACTCTTCGCCTTCTTCGTTTTCTTCGAGGTCGTCTTCATCAACAAGTCGGTTTACAAACTTATTAGGCTGAGATTTTGATGATCCAGGCTCAGCGGCTTCACGCTGACCTTGAGCCGTCTTTAAACGACCGCCCGCCTGAGCAGCAATTCGGTCTACCTGTGAAGGGCTTTCCTCGCTTGGCTCTGGAAGGTCCGAAGCTGCGCGTACCGCCCTTTCATCATCAGGGCTTATACTAATTATGCCTTGGCTTACGAACTGCGCGAATGCCTGTGCATTTGTTTGCCACCAAGGTGTCGTTATGGCGCCACGCTCAAAGCTCAGAATCGGATATTCGGACCTTTCTAGCTTAGAGAAGTTGGCTTTGAGAAACCGTGAGACCGTCTGCCTGTTAATTGCGTTACAGATCCACTGCATTGAATCAATGGTTGCGTCTTGAATTATCTGGCTTTGAACATCGACCATAGAACGACTACCGCCGTCGCCTCTTCTGCCTTGCGTAACCCAAGCAATATAAAGCCTTTCAGCCATTACTCTCTGGTGATGCCCTGCACTCTCTAATAGCGGGGCCGGATTATATGAATGCTGATTAGCTCTCGGTACAAACTCCCACCAATCGGGATGAAGCAGGTGACCGTTTTCATCGCTATGTAGATTTGCTAGCTTGCCAGCCATATCGTTTAGCTCTTCAACAAAATCCTGTCGCGTTGGAGGTGCTCCGTTTAGCCCGTTTGCGTACTGAACGAACCTATCAAGTAGCAGCTTGCCTTGCTGTGGGGGGTCCGCATATTTGTTTGCGGCTAGGTCTTCGAGGCGATACCTCAACTGTTCCGAGCGCCAGTGCGGATAAACGGAACGAAACACACTTTGCCCGTCATACCACCCGATGTCGCCTCGATTTACAAGCCAGAGCGTTTCACGCAACGGCAAAACACGGCTCTTTACACTACCGCTTGCGTAACCATAACGCTGCATAATGCCTAGCAGCTTTTCGGTCCCGACCTCGGTTATATAGGCATCGTAGGACTCTTGTCGTCGCCTATGTAAGCCAATGTAGTACAGTCCGTCATTTTCATCGTATTCATAAGACTCGGACATTGCGACGTGCCCGTATGTTCTTGCACTCATTAGGTGCCGAATAAGGTCGTCGGTACCCTGGTCTCCAATCCTACCACCAGCATCTTCAAACTTACCGACGCCAAACTGACTTTCAAGCGCCTCTGCTGCAATCTCGCTTGTGTTCTCTGTTCGCTTGACCACTAGCTTCACAGACGTACAAAGCCCCGTTAGATACTCTTCCGCAAGAGAAAGAATAGGGCTTGTCCGCATCATTCTGCTAATCATTAGCGCACGCTTGCGAGGCGTCCGAAACTCAACATTGTGCTCGTATTCAGAAGGTAAATGACCTCCAGTTATACGTGTGCCGCTATATCCCGCCGGCCTAGTAGGAAGCTCTTCGGGAAGCTCCAGAAACTCTCGGGCTTTGTCTTGGGCTATTGTGTAAAGTGTGCTCATACTTACCTTAGTATACAACGTGCGCGAAGCGCATACAATGCGTGCTTTTTCGCTACATTGTACCTGATTGCATAAGCAACCAAAAAACAAAATCCGTGATTGTTTTTTTTAAGAGCTAGAAACCGACTTCATCAACAATCTGCTTAAACGCTCTAATGATATTGTTTCGAGAGTCGGCAAGCGTTTTTGCTGTCGCCAGCTTTTCTTTTAGCGTATCGACAGAGCTGCCTGAACTTTCTAATTGCTTTTCAAGCATATCTGCTTTAGCGGCAGCATCGCCCCACTCTTTTTTTACGCTTGCGAGCTGTAGTTGAAGGCGCTGCGTTTCTGCCTTTTGATCAGCGCCATGATCTTCCCTTTCGACCAGCGCCGCTACTTTTGCGCCTCGAATGTCCGCCATCTTTGCGCTACTATCAAGACCGTCGACCGCGATTTTGTCAATCTTTGCGAGTGTCGCTTGCGTTATCTTGATCATCACCGTCTGCTGCGTGAGCTCCGCTGGCGTGCTGTACTTTTTCTTCTTCGAGAATGTCGGCATATTCGACTCCTTTCTCCGTAAATCGGTCTTCATACTTTTTTAAAATCTTTGTTGCTATCCGCAACTGGTTTTCTCTTAACAAGAGTTTTTCTGCAATCTGCTCATTAACCTCAAGCGCCTTATTAAGCATGTTGAGAATTGCGTTTCCTCGTGCCTGCGGAAGCGGTAACACGTTTCCGTTTTCGTCACGAACAGCCGAAAGCCCTTTGATTAACTCAAGAGGAAGTCGCATTTTTATTACACGCCAAGAGTCCTCAATCTTGACCCTGCGTCGCTTTTTTTTCATTAACAAGCCTTCTTATGTTTTTCGGAAATAATTTTCGGCACCGCGTTTCGCCACGTTATTCTATGATGAAGCCGCTTGTAGATACCCATAAGTCCGACCTTAACGCTTGACGGGTTCATGATTACTGAATACATGCTCTTTATATATGTCCCGTCATCTAAGTATGTCTCGGTCATTCCACCGCTGTTTGCCTGTGTTTGCAGCTGCTCTAGACCTACCTGATTTGCCGTGAAGAATATATAGCCTCGTGAGCCTTTGTTGACATAGGTATTTACATCCTCGTTTATCCGGCCGGTAAAATAAAACGGGCGATCAGTCGAGCAGATGAAGCTGTTCATTGCTTTTCTTTTCAACGTGATTTTCTTCGCATACGACCCCGCATAGCCTCCAATAAAATCCCCGCCTTGTGCGAGCGCAATGGTTGTTATTCTTTCATCGCACTTATAGAACTCAAGCATTATGTCGAAGACGCGGTCAAGGTTCTTTATGTAGGTCGCGCCCACAATGTACTCAAAGTTTTTATTAAACTTGTATCTAAACTCTTTGTAGTCATCATCAAGCTGAATGAAGTATTTAATTCCAAGCTTTTTCGCTATATGTTGACAGACGTTTCTTGCCCAGACGATTGCTGCCCACGGCTCTCCAAAGTTGTCGCAAATATCAAACTCTAAGCCGATTCGTTGTTTTGAAAATATCTCAACCTGCCCAGGGTACAGCTCTTCATATCTTTCTTGTTGCGGGTCTTGATCATCAACAAGTAGTACGATGCGCCCCGTGTAGCCGTGCTTTCGCAGCGTCGGTATTGTAATAACCTTATCGGCTCTTTTATGCGTTAAGATAAACGCAACAAAGTTTTCCTCATTCATCATCATCATCAGCCTCTATTGAGTTTCTAATATCCTCCGTCATGCGAAAAAAGCCGCGGGAAATGGCATCATTATAGTCAATAATAACAAGCGCAAACTTTTCCATTAGGTCTTGTATATCTGCGTTTGACTGCGCGTAGTATTCTGCTATCAGCTGATAATCAAACACCGTATGCCTGTTTGCTGCGGCAATAAGAAACGCCTTTTCAATATCACTAGCTGAACTTGTCATAATTTCGTTAACAAGCTCAATCGTCTTTTCTGGATTATACAGATCCATCACATCGGGCTTAATTCCTGTGATTTCATAAGTAGGCGCCTCTACCTTAGCCGTATACTTTCCGTCCTCCTCATCATCAACACTACTATTTACTCGATCCGTAAATGCCACATCTGTAAATTGTATATTGTCAAAGTCAGAGAAATTTCTTGCAGTTGCGCCGACCTCCTCAAAGTCAATATCAGGCAACTCGTTTTCGAACCAGAAATTGCCTACATCAAGGTCGGTACTTAACTTTTCAAGCGCATCCATGTCCCAGCTTAATCCAACTTCAGCGACACGGTTATCGGCTACAGCGAGACCTCTTGCCTCTGGGCTATCTAAGTCAAGATCTGTTCTCTTCACAACGACAACTTGCGTTCCGTCGGTCTCGATAACAAGCGCATCCTCAAGCCCAATACTGCCAGCAGCCTCTACGGTTTTATTGCCCGCGATTATACGACCCGCCTTATCAACGAGAACCGACCTGCCAGCGCCATACGCACGCAGTGACTTTTCTAGCATCGAACTGCCACGCTCCGTTCCCTTATTCGCGTTTACGTCATCAGGCGTGAGCTCCGCAATTTTAATGCTCTTTGCTTTCATTTCTTCCCTCCGAGATTTTAACCAAGTCACTACTCGCAAGAGGCGACTCGCACATTCCCCACCTTGTGCAACCATCGTTTGCGGTCGCGTCAAACATCTTTATCTGTTTACCGCCGCGTGTCGTTCTTGGCTCAAGCACATCTTTAATATAGTCATACAGCGCAGGGTGCTCCCAGCCTGTATCCATAAAAACACGGTCGAACTTAATGCCATTCTTTTCAAGCAGAAGAGCACACGCGGTACTGTCTTTGCCCCCACTCATGCCGAGAACAATGTGCTCATCTTTTAGCTTCTCTAAATCTTCTTTTGGAATCGTCCAGAGGTCTCGCACCTGTTCTCCGTTGCGTGGTTGCGTAAATTATGGTCATAATGCAACACAATGCAACTAGACGCAACGGGCTTCTATTAGTGAAGAAAAAACAAAAACCAAACGCGACAAAAGAGGAAAAGGCAAGATGCTTTGAGCTGCTAAGTGAAGGCTACTCGATGCCGCAAATTGAAGAGCAGACGGGAATTAACCGCGGCACGCTTTCACGATGGCGCCGATCAAAAGATTTTGCCATCTTTCACGCAGAGAGAACTACTGGTGCAACCGCTCGTGAAATGAAAACCAAGATAAGCCGAGAGTCTGTTCAACAGCAGAGCTCGGCTGCGGACCAAGCTTTGAAAGACCTCAATGACGTAGAAAGAAAGGGGAAGTTTTTACAAGCCGTCGGTGTCGGTGGTCTCGCTTGGGCCCAAGACTTTAGCGGAGCAACAGATGAAGAGGTCGCTAGATTTCTTCGTGATCTTGATATTCGCAAAGCGCACGCAAAGCCTAGAATTATGGCGCTGACGCACATGCTTAAACTTGCTACCGATGAAGAGGTGCCGCACGCTGTACGAGCGCGAGCCATTGTTGACTGGTGGCGTCTAGCTGACAACAACTTAAATGGCGGTCAGCCAATGATAAATATCGACGCACGCAGTACAGAGCCCGACTCGGCTCCAGCCGTCGCAGAGTTTATCGTTGACAGCGTGAGACAGCAGCTTGCACGCGCATCCGAGCTTGACCTTATGGAAGATATAGACCGCAATGATTGACGGTCTCCTACGAGAGTTTAAGCCAAACAAGGGTCAGATGAAGTTTCTCGCTCTTTGGCTTTCAAAACAATATCCGATTATCTCAATGTGCGGCGGCTGGGGCGTTGGCAAGACGCGGCTCGTAGCAATGCTTTGCCATCTATCGCACGAGGACGATCCAGGCATTAACGGCTTTTATGTAACGGACAGCATGGGTCGTGGCGCCAGAACGATAGCAACCGAGATGGCGGCTTTGCTTGAGCCCCTTGGCTGGTCTTATCATCACGCCTTTAAGGGTCAGCCTGCTCCACACTGGAAAAGCCCTCATAAAAACGGCATCCAGACAATCGTCTGGGCGCTTTCTTGGAAACGTCCAAGCGGTAAGAGTATGGCAGCAAACTCACTGGAAGGTCCCGACTGTGGCTGGGGTATTCTCGATGAAGCTCAGGTTGTGGAAAGCGAGGTTGGAAGCGCAATGCTCGGACGTATTCGAAGCGGCGCACCTGGGCGATTATGCCTGCTCGGTAAGCCAACGTATGACCCTTGGTGGACACGCTTCGCCGAAGACAGAGGCGGCGTCGGATTTCTCTGCCCATCTACAGTAAACCGAGAAAACCTTCCAAACTTTGATGACTGGGTCTCTACTTTAAGCCGTCGAGAAGTAATGGAAAACATCTACTGCATTCCGCAGTCACCAGCAGGCGCGGTCTTTGACATGTGGAGCCCAGAGCAATATCCGGTCGGGAATATCGCTCCAGCAGATTGGAGACCCGAGCCCTGGATGCGCACTGTAGTAACAATGGACTTTGGTGTCCGCTCTCCCTCTGCTCTCGTTATTAGTCACGACCCGCGAATTGGACCCAGTGGCGCGGACGTTGTTTGGAGTGAGGCAAATCCAGATCGAGCAAGCGTGTTTGAGCTCTGTCAAATGCTTAGGCGAGGCATACCCGGCTTTAATATCCCTGGCATTCATCCAGCTTATCGCGAACACGATATCCCTATCGGAGCCATTCCATGTCAAGCCGCCTACGGTGACCGCGCCGGCCGGAATATGCGAGATGACGCGAATATGACTTCAGCCGTTTCCGATGTAATGCAGTCACCTGAGGTTGGAGGTCTCGGACTTCGTGTAATATGCACCGACGATCCGAGCCGTATTGATATAAATGCGGGCATCAGAAAGCTGTGGAGGATGATAGAAAGCAACAGCGGCGAGCGCAAGCTGCTTTGTTCGTTTCAGCTTTGGAATTACGGTACGCAAGCGGGCGGTCGTAGCTTTACAAAAAGCATCACAAACTATCGTTGGCAAACAGGCAATCGAGATATACCAAAGAAGGACGGTGTTCACGATCACGCGTGCGACGCCTTGAGGTATTGGGTAATAAACGCACGATGGGAAAGTGGCGAAGCTAAACGTGCCGCGGCGTCTGCGTTTAAAAAGACCAGTGATAAACCCTCACCAGTTCTTCGACCGGGTGATTTTCGGTAGCACGCTATTCGTCCACCCTATATCGGATGCTTGAGTAGCAAATTGGTAGCCTAAGCGGACCGTAGGGCGTTCCAGGAGGAAAACCTTTTCTACAAGGCTTCTTAACTGCCGCCGTCGGCTTTGTGCTCATTACTTAATCCTTACAGCCTCGCGACCGTTAAATGACCAGACTTTTAGCCCACATCTTGAGATAGCAATATGGTCGCTGATTGTATATCCCTGCGCCTCGAACCAACGGGTCATTAGCTTGAGTGACTCGGTAGTGAATTTAACATACTTTAAGTTAAGCATTTTGTCGCCCTTTCATGGAGCGTTGGTGCCCTTTTTATTTTACCACTTTGTACGTACTAATTACAAATTGCCCTGAGCAAACTTATCAAGCTCCTCTATCGTCATCGCCTCCAGCTTTGCGATAGCAATCTGCATTAGGTCGCTGCGCCAGTCTGCACAAGGCGTGCAGCCGCCGTCTGCATCGGTATAGTGATCACCGCACTTCTCGCACTTGTGCGTTTCGCCCTCGGTTCTCCATTTGTCGTATGTGCTCATTTTGCACCAGCCTTAACCTCAGCAGCTGCCTTAAGCTCAGCAAACCACTCCTCACCTTCGCGGCTTCCTTCCTCATAACGAAACCACCGATTGACCGCCCGCCTTCGCTGCTGGCATCCATTAGTCAAGCGAACCTGCATCTCCATCTCGGCGCGCATAGAACCGTTCAGTCCCATTTCATATAGCCTTTCGTATTCAACAATCCATTTGTACGCTTCAATTTTCTGCTCTTTACTGTATGCCATTTTAATCCTCCATTACTCTAAGGTCATTTGGGTTATCCTCGCGCATTAAGTCGATGACGTTAATAGCTACACGAACCGCGTTGTACAGCTCTCTTGTCGTCATTCTCGCGCTAATATTGCGTGATCCACCGTGTGCGACTAGCTTTGGCTGACCGTATGCGATATCAAGTGAGAAGTCCTCGCCCGTATCGTTAGCTAAGATCTGCACATAGTGCTTTAGTTCTTCTCTCGTTACTCTCATCTTGCCTCCGTTCTATGCGTAGTCTGAAAGACCGTATTCCGCTGCTATAAGCTCTGCCTGCTCTTCTGTGCATACGCACCCAAGCTGTGCAAAAAAGTCGTTTAAAAGCTCCTGCTGAAACTCTTCGAAAGTGCTACAAATTTCTACGTCATCTTCAAAGCTTGCTACTGTAAAGCATCCCGCAACCATGCACGCTTGAATAAGAACTAACGCTGTAGACTGCTTTTGTTTTTTCTTTTGCGCGGGCTTTGCTTTGCTCATCTCATCGTCATCAAAAAAGTATCCCTGGCACTCTGCTCTGCTGCTCGGCTCGTATTTAGTTGGGCATCCAGCATTTCGCCAGCACTCTTCGTGATAAACACAGGGCGCCTCTTGCTCGTCATAAATATTGTGTCCATCGCACTTAAGAGGGTCTTTGATAGACTCTTGCTGCTGCGCTCGCGTCTGAATGGTCCCGTAACCGTCATAGAGTCCAGAGATAATGCGACCATCGCTATAAACGGCAACGCAACGCTCAAGCCATGACTGCTGGTCTTTGTTAGGCAAGTGCTCTAAACCGTATCGTGAAACTAAAGGACGATTACAGCAGCGGCAGTTAAAACTTGAAAATCCCATGTTATTCTCCGTTCTTGATGTCTGGTTATTTATTAGATGGCTGCGATTACTTTGTTGGTGAAAGACTCGATACATCGAATAAGGCGGCTGTCGTTAAGGCTGCTTTCGTTTGCTCGGAAGGTATCTACGCCTGCGCCCTTTTGGTAGAACCTAGCGTTGACGCTTGTACCGTTGAGTGAAAATGTAGCGTAATAGAATTTGCCGTTGTTGAAGAACTTAACGCCGCGAAGTCCGTTGTTGTTGAAAACCTGTGCGAGGCCGGCTGCGCTTTCGATTCTTGCGATTGCTTTTGTGATTTCGTTCTGCATTTTTTTCTCCGTTGCGTTGTCTTGATGATTCTTTATACGAAATGCGTAGCAATGTGTAAAGAGGTATTTGTAACTATTTTACAAGTGCTCGTTTTGATTAGGTTTTTTTGAGAAGGTTTTGCTTAGATTCGTTTCCAGATGCGGGGCCGGTTGTTCCACGCATCCGTCTTCACAGACTCGTACCCAAAGTCCTTTAGGGCCTTATGAAAGTGTCGCGATGTTTGCTTGTTCTTAATTAGCTTGCCGCCGATCTTATAGAGCGGGAAATGCCCCGAGGATGGCGCACTAAATGTATTTGCGATAATTAGGGTCTCTGGAAGGTTAAGAGCCGTCAGGCATTCTTTTAGGTGCTCAACCGGCTCAAAAAAGTGCTCGAAGTACTCCGACGCAAAGACAAGGTTTACACGGTGCTTTATTTCGGTAGTGTGCCCGACGATATCAAAGTTGCTTCTTGACTCCTGTTCAACAAGCTTTGCAATCTTGAACTGAGTCGTTCCAGCGACCTGTGTTCCGCTTACTTTTGCTTTAGGAAACACTTGCGCGAGCGCAGCTGTCGTTATACCTGTACCGCAGCCTAAATCCGCAACACCCGTTACCCCAGGGAACAGGCGGGCTCTACTTGCGGCGACCCACTTTAGGTATTTCCGAGAATAGATTGCCCAGCATGCCCATGCTTCTGCCAGATAGAGCTCGGAGTTGTAAATCGAGAAGTCGGGATTGCCTGCTTCTATGCTTTTATACCACTTCTGCTCTAGTGGGTTTTGAACTTTATTCGAGGTCATCCCTTTCGCAATCTGCTCTAGGTGCGCCGCTGAAAAGTCGCGAAGAAAAGGTTGGATCTGCGCAAAAAAGCGTGCGCGTGCTTTCTGTGGTCTTTCGTTAAGTAGTGCTGTCACTGCGCCTCTCTCTCTGTTATCTATTTACTGCCCGCTGTCCGTGTAGGCTAACCGCATCAAAAGCTAAACTCAACAAGATAACGTAGCTCACCGCACCAGATATAATGTTGCGAATGAAACGAGTGGAGCAATATGGAGCAACATGTAACAAAATGGAGCAACATGGAGCAACATGGAGCAACATGTAACAAATGTACTCAACATGGAGCAACATGTAACAAATGTAGCGCATGTTGAACAAATGTAGCGCATGTTGAACAAATGTACTCAATATGGAGCAATATGTAACAAATGTACTCAATATGGAGCAGATGTAGCGCATGTTGAACAAATGTAGCGCATGTTTTACATTGCTTCCGAGCCGAGCTCTGCTGCACAGCGTGTCTCTACGGCTCTTGTGAGAAGTCGCAAAGATACTTTATCCAAGCAAAAGGCTTTCTTGTTTCGAGGTAATGCGGATCAATATCGTTATCGTAGGCTTCACGCTCGAAGGCGTTGTTTCGGTAGGCTGCTCTTCCGTCGCGATACTTTACAAAAAGAACGAGCCAGAAGGTAATGTAGAACAGCCACTGAAAGACAAACAGAAGCTCAATCTGTTGCCTGTAGTGAATTGTTTCGTGCTGCCTTAGTCGCGTGGAGAAAACACCCCGACAAAATATCCAGGGCCCAAAGCTAAACGCGGTGATGTTAATAGGAGCCAGCTTAGAAACCCACGCGGGAATCGAGCTATTGTTGACTTCAATCGGGTCTCTTAGAATACATCTTCTGCCTGTTGCCAAAACTCACGCCCTATTTTGAAACGCTTCCACGCGGTGTCGCTGATACTTGTATTATGGGCCGTTTTTTTGATTTCATCAATCTCATACTTTACGTTCCCGATTCGCTCTAAAGCCTCTGCCCTAAACCCCGTATACTCCGCTATGAACTCTTTGCGAGCAATAACGTGCGACCCTTTAAACCTGTTGTTGTCCTCCCAAATCCAGCCGCCTAAACAGCGGTTAACCTGATTCTGACGCATCGGTCCACAAGCAACCGGCTTAGAAATAAATGTGATCGGCGACCCTATTTCAAGGAAACCAACAGCAAATGCACCGTCGCTTCTTGGCATCTTTCCGATTGTCGCTAAAACCTTTCTGTGGAACGTAACGCATCGTGCCGATTTAAGGTCGAACCAAAAGTCCTCGCTGCGCTCGCCTTCGGTCATAAAGTCTGGAAAGGTCTCGATGTTGCGATGGTCCTCACTAAAGCACGTCTGGTCATATTGCTCAACGAGACCAATGTGCCCACAATCTTCTAAATAATCACGCACGACAATCTCTAACGCCGCCCCTCGGACGTGTTTTTCAAGACCCGAGTTATATCCTCCAAAGCCGCCCACCTTGCCTCGTGTACCTATAAAGTCCCGCGCATAGCCAACAATGTAAGCCAGCGCCCAGGTCTCTAGGCTGATCTTGTGTAAACGATTACAAGCCGACACAAGCGCATCGAGGTCGGTCTTGAAGAGTGCGTTCGCTTGATGCCTCACGCCTCCTCCTTTTTCAGCTGCTTTATTCTAAGCGTTTCAAAAGGTTCGCCCTGCTTTTGATACTTCTCCCAAACTTCAGGCATTTCTTCTTTAAGTCGCTTCTGGTCAAGACTCACTCGCCCTTTTTGACGTGACATCGTAATGATGTAAGACTCGTTAACCGCCCGCTTAAAGTTGCCCATAGTTGCCCGAATATGATTATCCCAATGCTGCTTGTTCGCCTTCGCGTCGGCTTCCGCTTGCTTTGCGTGGTCTCTTGCCTGAATCCACCTTTCAAGGTCTTTCGTCAACTCCATTTCGCCATCCCGCTCCGAGTAATAACGAGCCAATCCAATACGGCACCCGTCGGTACCATCGGGATCAGGCGGTACCTCGTTAACGATGTGATCATTGAACCACCGCCGAAGGTAAGGCACTATCTTCTCTTCATAATGCGGATCTTTCGGTATCTCGTGAATAATTAGGTCAGCGGCTCCCCGACTTAGAGCAAACGCGACATCGTCCGCGTTATCTAGCATTCTGAATGTCTCGTTCGTTGTCTTTAAGCCCGCAAGAATACCGCTATCAAGACCGAAGGCCCAAAGATAATGCTGTACCTGCAAACGATAGTGCTCTGGCAGCGGATTCAGCTTGCCATAGGTCCCCGCGGTCTTAATCTCGATAAGAGCTTGAAGCTTGCCGTCAACGTAGCCTAGACGGTCGGCTGTGGCGCTAAACGTGTCGTCAATAATGATTGTGCCCTCTAGCGGCTCAACAAGCGTCATCCCAATTCTTGGTCCCAGAACCTCGGCAATCGGACCCTCTAATCTAGTGCCACGAGCCATCGCCTCGTTTTCGGGCACCGTAGTCTTAAAGAGAATGCGCTGCCAGGCATCCCAAGGCCCTGCGTACGGATTACAGCCTACGATAGCAGAAACGGCTGTACCGCCAATCGTCTTTGTTTGCTTGTACGCCATCGTCATCCACCTCCAAGCAGCGCGAACCGCTCTTCATCTCGATATTTATCAAAGTCAAGCGCGTCCATAGCCTCAAACATGTCTCGCAAATCTTTGGCTACTTGATCCGAACTGACGTCTCTCTCAGCAACATCGAACCAATCTTTGTAGACATAGACGATTCTGCGACCCTCATAGAAGTTTATTTCATCCGATGGTCCGCCCCAGCTTAGAAGAAACTGAAAATAACCGCCCTCGTCATACGCTTCGCCGCGAGGCGGCTGCCACGAAAACGAAAGCCCGAGATTGTAAAGCCCGTCACCTTCATCATTCAGCGCTTCTTTGATTCTCTCTCTCTCGTGCATCCAGCACTCATCAATAAGTTCCTCGCAGGTCTTTTTCTTTGACATAATTTTCTCCGTTTATTTTTAAGCCCTCATTGGCTCAAGGTCAGTATACTACCAAAAAGGTATAAAGAAACATAAACCGCAACAATTTCAGGGACTAACAGCCTTCGCACGATTGCCGATAAAGCTCCGCAAACTTTGCTGCGGTCATAATTACGCTAGAACGATATGCGCTTGCTGACTCTGTTGCCCTTTCGCACGGCTTACCGCTCACGTACGCACAAAGCCCGCGCTGCTCTCCATATTTTCTCGTGTAGAATTTCAGAGCTCTGATGCCGGCCTCGATATAATCGCACGGCTTTTCCTTACACCAAAATCGCGGAATAACCTGCATCGGACCAACTGCGCCCTTGTGCGAGCGCACGTCACGAATGAAAGCAGACTCGGTCCAACCGACGGCTACCGCAAGAACGGGGTCAACATTTTGCGCTATCGCTTCGTGAGCTATATCTTCACAGACTTCAGTGCGTGACTTGTGCAGCGTGTTTGACTCGGTCTTTACGACGATACCGCAGAACAATGAAATGCACAGCGTAAGGTAATTCAAGGTGATCTCCTTAATGAAACTAGAACATGCAACGGGAAGAGCGAAAATGGACCCTAATCTCTCTCAACAAGTAGGTCATCTCCAGAAATAGAATTGAAGTGTTGAATCTCGCCTGATCGCCAAACGACCCACCAGTGGCTTAAAACAATTACTACAACGCCTCTATCATGCGCTGTTTCGGGGAGAGGGTCTCGCAGTCTTACAACGTCGCCCGGCTCAAACATCTTCGGTCCGTCTGGCGTACTGTACTCTGGTCGAGGTAAAGGCAGACTGTTCATGGCGTCAACTCCCAGATTAGTCGGTCTACCTCTTTACTGTCGCGGTAAACTAACACAGTTGGATTGTCATCGTCCTCGTAATGGTTTACCTCGATTCGGTAACCGATTGCTTCGAGATACAAGACAATGCTGGTATCGTCCATTGCGATTTCGTATTCATCGCCATTTTTAACTTTATGGTTCAACTTCGTGTACATAATTTTCTCCGTTTATTTCTTACTACTTTCTGCGCTCAAACCACTCGATAATTGTCATCACGCCGATTGCGATACCTGAAACTAACAGCCAAAACATTATCGGCGCTGTTGCTAATCCCTGCGGCTCGTCATAGACGTTCAAGACCTTTCCTCCTGCATTTGTACCTCTGCTTTAAGATTCACAAACCACACGCAATCTTCTAAATACTCTTTGTTGAACTCGTTCCAGCATCTTACAAGTTTTTTGCGCTTTTTACATCCGGTTGCCAGATCGACGTGCATTGCGGATAAAGCATTAAACGCACTTTGATAAGTCTTAGGTCTCTCACCTGCGTTGCTTATAACGGTGGGCCGGCGCATGCTGGTGCTTGTCTCTGTAACAAGCATCTCACAAAGCCGCTCGTGCTCCATCATCCATTTGAAAGCTGCAATTTTTTGTTCTTTACTAAATTCCATTTTGCTTCTCCGTTAAAATGCCTCCCCGAAGGGCGGCGGTAAATTCCTAGTAGTAGTTGCTCAGAATAAGTCCTGAATCCTTAACGCTTCTGCTTGTCTCTTGAAGGATAAATCGATCCGCACCTCGCGACTCATGCAGACGCTTCACTGTCGCCTTCGCCTCTTTTACCGACACGTTGACTAACCCAAGCCCTGGAACGTCTACATACAAGCAACAGTCGTGAACTAAATCCTGCAAACCTGTCTCGATGTTCGCTGCTGAATAAATCGTAAGTAAATTGCTCATCTTGTCTCTCCGTTCTTTTGTTTAAGCCTTATTGCTTATGTTATCAGATTATACGCAAAGCGTAGAAATGGAAAGAACTTTTTTCATTAATTTACAAGTGCTCGTTTTTACTTACTTTTTAACGCCGAGTTTTTCCCGCTCGGGCGCAGCTACAGATTGCCCCGCTCCCACCACTCTGCAACAAAGTCAAGAAAGTCTGTCAATCCTATACAAACAAACTCATCGGACGGTGCTCCGTCATCACGAATAACCGCAATCGGAATCTTTCCCTTTGTCGAATCCTCTCGTGCTTGAGTCATTGCGGCTCTAGGGTTCGGCTTCTTTCCGACTTTTGCTTCTACCCAAAACACGGGACACTCAACGTCTGGCACCTTGTCTCGTGAAAAGCGATTCTGGTATTGAAGACCTCGCCTAATGTCCTCTCCAGGCATAGCGGCAGCAAACAGCTTTGCAAGTCTGCGCTCGTTTGCGGCGCCCTTTCTTCTTGATAGTGACCCCATTACACGACCCTCAACCAAAACGGCTTTCTTTCGAAGTCGATTTCAATCAAGCCAGCATCGACAGCCTGCTTTATGTAATACCTGGCGTGCTGTGGCGACCGTAATCCAAAGTGCTCCTTTACGTCGTGATATGTCGGCGCACGTCCGAGCTCGGCTGTCAGTTGCGTTATCGCAGCCTTAATTTGCGTTGGGTTTATGAGTGCCATTGCTTGAACTCCTCTCTTATTTGTAATTCGGTAAACTTCGACAATCGACCGTCAAACATTAACGGTACGGTGCAGATAGGGCCGTTTCTCTGCTTTGCAATAATTAGCTCGGTCTCACCTTTAGGTGCGTTCGTGTCGTAGTATTCGGCTCTAAATAGAAACCACACCATATCTGCATCTTGCTCTATGCTGCCCGACTCCCTTAAATCCGAAAGTAGCGGGCGTTTGTCCGTTCTCTGCTCTACGGATCTGTTAAGCTGTGATAAAGCAATCACGGGGCAATTAAAGTCGCGTGCAAGCACCTTTAATCCTCGCGACAGCTTACTAACCTCTTGAACTCGGTTCTCGTTTTTACTGTCGCCGCCCATTAGCTGTAGGTAATCTAAAATGATTAGGCCGGTAGGCTTTCCCGTCATCGCTTCAAGCTGATGTAGCTTTGACCTCATATAGCCAAGCGTGACTGCGGAGTTGTCGAATATAGTCAGCTGTAGTTTCTCGAAGTTAATACACGCCTGCTTTAATGCGCTAATCCTATTTCCGATTCTGCCTGTTCGTAAATCCTGCGAGCCGATGCCGACCTCTGTCGACAATATCTTCCCACCGAGCTGCTCAAAAGGCATCTCCATAGAAAAGAACGCAGTCTGCTGTGACGCACTAACGAAACGGGCGAGGTTTAACGCGAAGGTTGTCTTGCCCATACCTGGGCGTGCCGCTAAAATAATCAACTCGCCAGGATGTAGTCCCGTTGTTTTTTCGTCTAACGTCTTGTAGCCCATCGGTAGACCTGAGACATCGCCGCCGTTTTGAAGAGCCGCTATGGCGGTCTTAACAGCCTGCTCCGCGCTTTCTTTAATTGAGAAGGTGTCGCGTACTGCGTGACTATCTTTAAAGCTAGATATCAAAGCATCAAAAACCTCGCTCTGAAATGTGTCTGACTTTGGCGAGTCCTGACAGAATCCTATTATCGACATACACGATGCTACAATCCTACGTCGCTGACTTGCGTCACTAATCTTCTCTGCATAAGACTCGAAACCAAGAGAACTCGCAACAAGCTGCTGACATTGCGCGAGCGCAGCAGCATCAACGCCATCGGCTACAAGCTGGCTAAACTTCGTCGGCTTACCCTCTGCGCGTGCTGCCATCATCACCGACCAAACTTTTGACAGGTTCGGGTCTTGAAAATCTGCTGCCCTTAGATAGCTGCTACAGTGGTCGACAACTTTGTTTGAGATTAGTGCTGCGCTTATTAAAGACCGCTCAGCATCGAGGCTGTTTGTTTTGTCGACACTAAACATTAAAAAAGTCCTTCAGATTCTCCAT